GATATTCATACGCATGCAAACGATGGTTACCCACCACATAACGTTGTAAGAGAAGAAGACAATAAGTACATTATTGAAATGGCTGTTGCTGGCTTCAAGAAATCTGACATCGAGATTAAGGTGAAGGAACATATCCTAACCATCGAAGGAAATAGAGATAAACGAAGAGAAGCAGATGCGTACGTGCATAAAGGAATTAGTGCACGTAAATTTGCCAAGTCATTCAGACTGTCCGAATATACGGAAGTGACTGGTGCAGACATGACGGATGGAATCTTAACTGTCAAACTAGAAGTGATTCTACCAGAAGAGAAGCAGCCTCGTACAATTAATATCGACTAATTAAACGAGGAACTAATGACTACAATAGCAATACCAGCGTTCGCATGCAAAGTATGCGAATCTATTTCTTCTTTCTTTAAGAGGACACTAAAAAACTATCAGTTTGCCAGACAAATGGCTGCTAATAGAGAAGTCGCGAGACAAATGATTCACTTAGGTTATAATCAGCAAAAAGAGTATGAGCAAATTTTGCAAAAGATGAATGATAAAACCATTGAAGAATATCACTCGAGATACTAATATGTGGCCTTACACTCAAGAAGAAAATGACTTTTTGTCAAAATAAATCCCAATAGGCGTAGGCGTCAGTCTACGCCTTTTCCATTATAAATAGATATTTAAGGAGTAAAATAATGGATATTGATAAGCTAAGAGAAGAGCTGACTGTAGACGAAGGTTGTAAATACGAAATCTATAAAGACCATCTAGGCTATCCAACTTTTGGCATTGGCCACCTAGTAACTGAGGCTGATCCAGAAAAAGGAATGGAAATTGGTACTCCAGTTTCTGAAGAAAGAGTTATAGAAGTCTTTGAAAGAGATATTGAAATTACTTTAGCCGAATGTCAAAAACTTTACGATGATTGGACAGATTTACCAGAAGAAGTCCAGCTAATTGTAGCTAACATGATGTTTAACATGGGCCTACCTAGACTTTCTAAGTTTAAAGGTATGAAGGCTGGTGTTGATGCTAAAGACTGGAATAAAGCTGCTGACGAAATGGTTGATTCCAGATGGTATAAACAAGTAACCAATCGAGCAGATAGATTAGTTGAGAGGATGAGAGCCCTTGCCTAACGACGATTTCTTTGATTTTGGTTTTACCGCAGTTACTGAAGATGAACTTGAAGTTGTAACAAAAAAGACTACTGAAGTTGCTTCTGCTAAAGAAGCTGCTGAGACTACACAAGATAGACTAGATAGACTTTTTAATGCTATAACACCTTTACTTACAAACTTAAAAGCTAACCCAGAGAAAGAGTACATTCTTTGGCCTAACCGTTTAGAAAAGGTAGAGCAATTCGAGGACCATATACAAAAAATTTACCGAGGGTGATTTTTTTGTTTACTTTTCCGTCGAATATGTTATAATATAAACAATGGTAAAGTTTAAACAATTTTTAGAAGAACAATCAGGAAAAGGTTTAACTATCTTTGACATTGATGAAACCATGTTTAAGACTTCTGCTAAGGTTGAAGTTAAAAAGAACGGTAAGACTATAAAGAAACTCGACAATCAGCAATTTAATAACTACAAACTTAAAACTGGCGAAAAGTTCGATTTTGGCCAGTTTACAAATGCTGAAATCTTTAATAAAACTTCCACACCTATTGCAAGAATGATTAACAAAGTTAAGGCTATACTTAAGAACGCCACGAAGAGAGGCTCAAGAGTAATAATTGTTACGGCAAGACCTAACTTTGACAACAAAGATCTTTTTCTAGATACTTTTAGAAATCAAGGAATCGACATAGATAAAATCTATGTTGAAAGAGCTGGCAACCTTGGTACAGGTCCAGCTGCAGAAAACAAGAAAGTTATTTTTAGAAAATATTTAGATCAAAAAATATTCAAAAGAATAAGATTATTTGATGACGCTAAATCTAATCTAAAAGCTTTCCTATCATTACAAAATAACTACCCCGGAGTTAGCTTTGAAGCATTCTTAGCTAAACCAAACGGCTCTGTTTCAAGAGTAAGATAAGGAGTAAAAATGAAACCGTTAAAGCACGCACTGGCAGTGCTATCACTGTCACTTTTATTCTGTTTTCCAGCTTTCGCAGACAAACTGAAAGTTGGTTTCATCTATGTAGGACCGGTCGGAGACCATGGTTGGACTTACATGCATGATAAAGGACGCCAAGCAATTGAAAAGGCTTTTGGCGATAAAGTAGAAACTACATATATGGAAAGCGTAAAGTATGGTCCAGACGCAGAATCGGCTATAAGAAATATGGCTAATGCTGGTATGGATATTATCTTTGCGACTTCTTTTGGTTACATGGAACCAATGTTGAAAGTAGCTAAAGAGTTTCCAAACGTAAAATTTGAGCATGCAACAGGTTATAAGACTAATGACAATATGTCAGTATACTCTTCTAAGTTCTATCAAGGAAGATATATTCAAGGTGTTATTGCCGGTCATATGAGTGAAAAAGGAAAAGCAGGCTACATTGCATCGTTTCCAATTCCTGAAGTTATCAGAGGAATCAATGCATTTTACTTAGGTGCTACGTCGGTAAATCCAAAATTCGATCTTGATATCGTGTGGGTTAACACTTGGTATGATCCAGTAAAAGAAGCAGATGCGGCTAAGGTACTAATCGCTGAAGGCTCAGATATTATTACACAGCATACTGACAGTCCAGCAGCTTTACAGGCAGCTGAAAAGGCTGGTGTATATGCGTTTGGACAAGCTAGTGATATGATTAACTTTGCTCCAAAGGCTCAACTTACAGCCATTATTGACGACTGGTCTCCATACTATGTGGAAAGAGTTAAAGCTGTAATGGATGGAACTTGGAAAAAATCAGACACTTGGGGCGACATGAAAAGTGGAATGGTCAAAATGGCACCATATACTAATATGTCACCAAGCGTTGCTGCCTTAGCAGCTCAACTTGAAAGTAATATAAAAAATGGAACATTTGATCCATTTGGTGGAAAATATACTACCGGAGAGTTGCTTGGCATGAATAAATATGTTAAAGGGATCGATGCAAAAGTACCACAATGATTACTTTGACAGAAAGTGCTAAGAACTATTTGAGTACCACTACTAAGAAAAGCGGTAAGAAATATGCTTACCTAGGAGTTCTTGGTGGTGGCTGCTCTGGTTTTCAGTACGAATGGCAAATGACAGACGAAACAGACAAGGGTGTCCTAATAGAGGACATTCTTGTCTTAGATAAACTAGCCGAGATGTTCGTCATAGGCTGTACAGTAGATTATGTACAGGAGTTTGGCGGTTCTTATCTCAAAGTAATAAATCCTAATGCAACTGCACAATGTGGTTGCGGTGAAAGTTTTGCAGTTTAATTTCACTTTTTCCTTTACATTCATTAATTTTTGTGGTATAATACTTATATTATGATGTTCTATACAAATGTTCTAAGATTTAAAAATAATATTCTTTATCGTGGCTATAGCAATGGCGAAAAAGTCATGCGCAAAGACCACTTCAAACCAAAGTTCTATGTAACATCTCAAAAAGATACTGGCGTTTACAGTATTGACGGTAAGTCTGTTGGTTCTGTATCATTTGAAAGTATGTGGGAGGCGAACCAGTGGCTAAAACAAAACATTGATGTTTCAGGTAGAACCATATATGGTAACAAAAAATTTATTCAACAATACATTACCGATAAGTTTCCAAAAGATATACAATTCAATCGTGACGATATCGACGTAGGTACTTTTGATATTGAAACAGATTATGACAATGGATTTCCTACACCAAGTGAGGCAAGCCAAAAAATTCTGTCTATCACATATAAATCATCTAAGAGTAAATTATATCGAGTGTGGGGTTATGGTGACTTCAATGAGTCAAGGTCTTTAATTCAACCTGTAAGATATTATAAGTGTAAAGATGAAACTGAATTACTATCAAAGTTTCTTGAATTTTGGTCAAATCCAAAACATACACCAGATGTAATTACTGGTTGGAATGTTAGGTTCTTTGATATTCCTTACCTAATAGTTCGAGTATCAAAAGTATTAGGTGTTGGAGAAATATTTAAGTTCTCTCCATGGGGTATGCAACCAGACGCTAGAGATGTTCTTAGGCGTGGTAAGTCAGAAACTGTATATGAAATCCCAGGCATTCAATGTTTAGACTATATGGAACTATTCCAAAAGTTTGGTTACTCTTACGGTCCTCAAGAATCATATGCTCTTAATCATATCGCGTATGTAGTTCTTGGCGAAAAGAAACTATCGTTTGAAGAATCAGGTTCCCTTAAAAATCTTTATAAAGACGATCATCAAAAGTACATTGATTATAATATGAAAGATGTTGATTTGGTTGATCGCCTTGAAGACAAAATGGGGCTTATTACATTGGCCATGACTATGGCATATAAAGGTGGTGTCAACTATCAAGATACTTTTGGTGTTACTGCTATATGGGAATCAATTATCTATCGAAGACTAAATCAACAAAATAAAGTGGTTGACATCAATAATGATCCTCCACCACCAAAACGTGACTTTGCAGGTGGTTATGTTAAAGATCCACAAATCGGTAGACATGATTGGGTAGTATCTTTTGATTTAAATTCTCTATATCCTAACTTAATTGTACAATATAACATGTCACCTGAAACTATTGTTGATCAGTCAGAAGTTGAAGGTGTACAATATTATCTTGCTGGTTCAGCTGTAAAAGGTAACTTTGCAGTTGCTGCTAATGGTTCAAGATACAGAAAAGATGTTGATGGTATCATACCACAAATTATTGAAGAATATTATGATGAACGTGTATCAGTCAAAAAGATGATGATTGCATCTCAAAAGCAAATACAGGAAGGATATAGTTATGATTTGGAAAGGGATATCAACACTTTGGAAAATCGTCAAATGGCTATTAAAATCTTGCTTAATAGCCTTTATGGTGCTCTTGGCAATCGCTATTTTCATTATTTTGATATGAGATTAGCTGAAGGCGTTACTTTATCTGGCCAACTCGCGATTCAATGGGCTGAAAAAGCATTAAACGCATCTATGAACGAGTTACTAGACACACAAGATGATTATGTTATTGCTATCGATACAGATTCTTTATACGTAAACTTTGGTCCATTAGTTAAAAAGTTAAATCCAAAAGATCCAGTCAAATGGCTTGATAAGATTTGTAATGAACACTTTGAACCAGTACTTCAAAAAGCATATACTACATTATTCAATAATATGAATGCTCATAAAAACAGAATGACTATGGCTCGTGAAGGTATATCCGACAGAGGTATTTGGACAGCAAAGAAAAGATATATTCTAAATGTACATAACAACGAAGGTGTACAATACAAAGAACCTAAACTTAAGATTATGGGTATTGAAGCTATTAAGTCTTCTACTCCTGAAGTCGTACGTGGTAAGTTTAAAGAAGTGTTTAAAATGATTATATCAGGTTCTCAATCTGATACTCAAAAGTTTATTCAAGACTTTAAAGAAGAATTTAGAACATTTCAACCTGAGCAAATAGCCTTTCCAAGAAGAGTAAGCAATATATCGGATTGGTATGACAGAAAGACAATATACAAAAAGAGTTGTCCTATACATGTGCGTGGTTCTTTACTCTTCAATAAGTATGTCAAAGACGCAAAGTTACAAAATAAATATGAACTAATTACAGGCGGTGATAGAATTAAATTTGTTTACTTAAAACTGCCGAACCCTATAAAAGAAAACGTAATATCTTTTCATGAAGCGCTACCAAAAGAACTAAACATACATAAGTACGTCGATCATGATACGCAGTTTGAAAAGACTTTTATTGAACCACTTAAACTAATACTGGATGCCGTTGGTTGGCAGACAGAAGAACAAGCAACATTGGAGGACTTTTTTACATGAGTACAAATTGGTTTAAAGACATGCAAGACATGCATAAAAAATATGGCGTAGAAAAATGGATGAAAGAAGAAGCTGAAAAAGGCGATTGGTCAAAGATTAATAAGTTCATGCAGTTTAGGCTTGGCATGATGCAAGAAGAACTTGATGAAACTAAACAAGCCTTTGATAAAAAAGACGCGCCTGAAATGGTTGATGGTATTATTGACTTATGCGTTTTCGCTATCGGCACTCTTGAAGTATTTGGAGTTGATGCCAATAAAGCATGGGATGAAGTATATAGAGCCAACATGTCAAAAGAAGTTGGTATTAAAGAAGGTAGACCTAATCCACTTGGA